CGTGATCTAATTCAATTACATCTAATGCACCAATATAATCTGGTAACGGATAATATTTTTGTCCTGGAGAATATGGACGATAAACATACAATTGTTTAGGTTCTTCCTGTGCTTTAGTATAATCAAATACGGGCAGATAAGGATAATCAGCAGGTGCTATATTTAAATAATTGAATTTATCATTCCATTCATCAGAAATGTAGTATCCAGGTACTTCACCTCTGTAGTTCTTTTCAGCTGCTCTTAAATATGAAAAATCGATATGATATACAGCTGCAATTTTTGTACGTGGTTTATTCCACACTATCTCTAAGGCATATCCACCATAGAGTTTAAAATCAAGTGCTAACTTTTTGTAAATAGAATTCCATGATTCTTTAGGGTTAGCTTGATCTAATACAAATGAAGGTTCTGAAATTAAACCTTCACCTACAATACCATCTACAATTGCATTTACACAAGTACCGTGAATAGAGGAATTATTGTATAGGTCAATTAAATGTTGAGGAAAGTCATTATACACACCATACTTTACGTAAGTATCCGTAACTTTCTCTTGGGGAACAGGCTTAACAGCAAAATCCCTTTTAATATTTTTAAATTCAAATTTATCCATTGTATGTTGTATATGTTCCTATTTCATTCGGCGATACATATTGGGTTATAAATGTTTCATTGGATCCTGAAATATAAGCTCTATCTTCATATATTGGGTCTCCAACAAGAGAACCCACACCAAATGTACTCCATTGCTCATCACACGTTGCCCAAACTTGATCGGTACCTTCCCAAGTTGGATTAGTAGCTTGAGTAGAACGATAAATCTTAACTGTATATTGACCTGAAGGAATAGGTAATGAAGCACCTGTATTCCTAATTACCAACCAATTTCTATACCGATTGGGTGAAGATATAGTTGTTAAATCAAATTTCCCATTTGAGTTATCATAAGACTGTGAATATACAGCTTGTAATGGGCTATAAAAACCAGAAGCTGTTGATGGAGTATCAATCCATACAGCATTTGAATTATAGGTTTGTGATTTATCGAATTGTAGCATAATATTTTATGAAAATAGGAGTAGGGGTCATGCCATATAGACACAACCCCATTCCTAGAATTATCTATTATCCTACAGTAATTCCTGAAAGAACTGCTGTAAGGTCTGATCCACTAACTTCTGAAGCCGGATCTGGTTCCTGTCCATTAAACGTCATTAGATAGGCATTGGCGTCTCCAAATGCAGTTCCGGATTGACCTTGTCCTGCATTTAATGATAAACCGTTTTGTTCTCCTAAATAGAAGAATTTACCTACACCATCAGTTGAACCGTTGTTTGTTTCAACGATCATTTTGATAGCAGTGTTTTTAGACAATACTCTAACTTGGTTACGAGTAGCAGATTGCATTTTATGGAAAGTAGCATTAACTGTCTGGTCGTAGAATACAGTACCATTTTCGGTTGAACCGTTAATAGTCTCTACGTAGTCTCCAGTTTGACGAGTTAATTCAAACTTATAAAATGTACCTGAGCCACTCATTGCTGAAATCAAGCCTGTAGTACCTGAACCTGTTACCGAGTCAACAGAACCAGATAGGATGTAGATGTTTTTGATTCCACCAGTATTGTCACGACAACCTAGCGTAAATCCTGAAGTAATATCACATGTACTCATTGTTCTGTTATGGTTTTAAAGGTTATACATTAGGCATTGTTAGATACCCAGAATTCAGGGTATGCAACGTTTACACCAAGTTTAGTTGAAATTCTGTGACGTAATTGGTCAGTGTTGATATCATACCACAACTGGAATTGAGAGAAATCACTCATCAAGTCAGTACCTGCTACGATTTGTTTAGCTGGACCTAATACGATACGAGAAGTGTTGATACCAGTAGTACCTACGATCTTAACGTTAGGTTGGAATGGCATACCAATTTCTAACAAACCACCTCTGTTTTCGATGCTTACTGGATCGAAGTAGAAGTTGTTAGCTGAACGAACAGAAGAAATAAATTCACGGAATTTACCTACACTCATGAAGAAAGTAAGATCCTCACGATCTGCTACGTCTGATGGTAAAGCTGCCAACATAGTTTCTAAGTTATCTAAGCTAGCAGTAGTTGAACCTACAATCTGACCTGCGTCAGTAATTGCAGAACCTGCTGAACCTGAAGACAAAATTCTCAACAAACCATCAGAATCACAAGTTCCACCGAAAGTAGAAGCTGAACCTGATACTGTTTGCCATAGGAATTGGTCGTTTGCTTTTTGGAATTTGTTTACCAATAAGTCTGAATATGCACCTGCAAGTGCAAATGTTTCGTTGTAAGAACCTGGTTCTAAAGCAGAGATACCTAAGTATTTCTTATCCATGTCCTTTAAACAGATACCGTCCTGTGAAGTACGAGGACATACTGTAATGTTACGTTGCGTGAAAGCAGCTGAACCTGAGAAGGTAGTTGAACAGTTAGCATTCTGGATGTACAAATCAACGTCAAAGAGGTTGATTGGCTCTTGGTACTTTACTCCCTCTTGGATTGTAACGTACTCCATGGTGCTACCACCATATACCATCTTAGCTACTAACTCACCTGCTACTTCATTGTTGAAGTCACTTAAAGCTGATACGTTTAGTGCCATAATAATTTAATTTAATTTACTTTTTTTTGGTTTTTAATTCCTCAATTGCCATCTTAATACGATTGGCATTATGAGATTTAGATACATCGAATGCTGCAAAGCCTCTTTTGGCCTCAGCTTTCATTTTTTTACCTGTTGAGGTAATGGTAGGTTCTACAGCTGGCATAGATTCCATTTTAGCTACCTTATCTTCTAAAGCTGACATTTTTTCGACTAACTTAGCCATTTCGTCTTTAACTTCAGATACGATTGCTTCAACGATATCTTCTACTTTAACTGCTTCCTCTTCCATTTCTTCTTCTTTGGTTTCTTCCATTTCTTCCTCGTCTTCAGCAAGAACCTCTTCTTCAGCTTCAGCAGACATTTCTTCTTTGTCTTCTTCTTCTGCTAATTCACGAGTTTCTTTGATGTCAACGATACGTGAGCCCTCTGTTACGATAGTAGTGTCGTCTGCAAGAATATGTTCACCGTCAGGTGCTTGAGTTCTTGTTCCGTCTGGAAGTTCAACTTCTACAATCTTGCCAACTGCTAACTCCTCACCATCGTAATATACAGTGAAAGCTCCGTCTTTTGCTTTGATTGAACCGAAGTTCTCTTCTACTATCCCTTCAGATGCCTCAACTAGGTTGAAGTGTGATTTCACCAAATCTTTCAATTCACTTGAAGTCATAATTTTTTCTTAAATGATGAAGGGTTAAACAATTGTTTTATTCATAGATACATATGTTATATCTAGTTTTCTATTTTTTTAACTGTTGGTAACAAATGGCAGCTGCCTGTTTTCTGTCTTTAGCTTCTCCTTTGTTTATCAACGTTATAATACAACGAGAAATAAATTGATCTTTATCCTCGTCTATTCTTTTACTTGGCAATGGCATATTATTTACTTTTATATACTTTAGTTAAATCAACAATTGCTTGTGAACCAATATAAATACTAGCCATAGTAACCCAATCACTTGATTCTACCATACCTGATAAACATAGGAAAGTACCTATTACAAATACTAGTAGTTTTCTACTTGCCCATTTACCTAAAAAGTTATCTATAATGCCCATATTTTTCTAATTTTTGTGCAAAATAACCCTCAACAGAGAATCCTTTTACTAATCCTGTTTTAACGTATTCGTCCCAAATTTTCTTATTATTTACCTTGTATATACCCATCCAAGTACCTTTAGGTAAATTAAATCCGTATACACGTGATTTATCTTTTTCTGGGTCTTTGATAATCCAGCTTTCTGCTAAGTATACGTCTTTTACTTCTTGATTTTGATTGTGTTCGATGTTAACTTTATCACCGATTTTATCTTCCATTGTCTTGTAAGCAAGTTGTTCAACAGTCGATTCATCAAAGTATACCATGTATTCTTCACCATCTTCATCTCTCCTAGGTATCAATTTATTAGGTACCATTAGTGGACCTACTAACATTTGCTTCTCGTCTAATTCTTCACGAGCAAACGTTTGAGCACCTGTAGTAGTATTCATACCATCTGTAGTACCTGTATTTGGATCTAATGGTTTAGTAGATTCACTACTACCTAATCCTGGTAAATCAGTAAGTGCTTTTTTAGGGTCTAAATTTGATTTAGTAAATAATTTAGCAACCCATACGTGACGGCAATTGTAAGAACCTCTCCATTTAAATATATCGTAGAAACCAAATTCTTGATTTTCTACACTTACGGATAGTTCATTAATATCTTCTTTTCTAAATAATAAGTTAGCACTTAACATTTCAGCACAAAAATCTCTATTTCTAGAATCACGTGGTCCTTCGTATTTGAATAATACTTTAAATTGACCTCTATCTGCAACTGAACCTTTATTAGGGTTAGATACAATAGCAAATGCCTGTTCTATAGTTGTATTATATTGGTCTTTCTCAACTTCCACATAACCCTGCGCTGCAATGTCTTCCTCCGTTATACCGACGTTATTCAACGACTGTAAAATGGCATCTTGTTTTTCCTGTGGTAATGCTGAGATGATTTTATCGTGGGATTCACAAGGCATATATCCTATAACATCTTCCCCAATTTTATGTTCGTGGTAACCTGTACAACCCATTTCTTTAGCAGCCATTTCTGCTTCTTCAATGGTAGAATAAACCTTAACATTGTCAATTTCACCAATTTGTGAAAATAGATTTTCTTTAATAATATGCTCCAATACAGTTTTTTCAAATTCCTCCTTAGAGGCTTTAACTGGGACACAATTAGGTACTTCACGTCCGTCTTTAATTTTAGTTCCTATTGCTTCATATCCAGGCCAACATGCTTCGTCTAAATCGAATTCTTCACCTGCTTGTCTTAATTTCTTCTCAGCCCAAGGTAATGCTGCTGGTCCACCCCATAATAGGTAACTTATGTACCCACATGCGTCATAATCCTTTCTCCCAACTGCTAAATCGTAGTTGTCTTTTTGACGTAGTAAGAAGCTACGCATTCTTCTTATGGTATCCAAGCTAAGGTTTTCTCCATTAGCTAGTTGTTGTGCTCTTACTTTACCAACCTGTGTACCACATTTATTACCTAATGCTTCATTACGTTTGATACCCTGTTTAGCTGCCTCTACTGCTGCTTTAGGGTAATCATTAAACGTTTGAAATGATTCCTTTGCAAACATTAGGAAATCTTCCTCAATAGCTGGTTGTTCAACCAATGCTACTGCATCGATTCCTCCAATTAGAGAATGTGGGTCTAATTCTAACTTAATTATTTTCATAATTTTCTTAATCCATTTATTTTTGCATTTGCCTCTTGTGCTGATGTTACATCACCGGCTAATACATAGGTTTGTATTGGTCCAAATTGAGGTTGTTGAGCAGTTTCACCTTGTTGTGTAGGGAAAGTTGTCGCAGGAGGTTGTGCTACACCACCAAACAAACCTGTTGTAGAATTTCCTTGTTGAGGTGTAGTTACTTGTGCTCCTCCAGCTCCTCCAGCTCCACCTGCTGCAGCACCACCACCACCACCGCCTCCTCCTGAAGCTCCTGATGGTTGGAATTTTTGTGATTTAATTACTGCTAATCTAGCTAAACCACCTGCAATAGCAACACCTGCAGCAATTTGTGCTCTAATAATCGAGGTAGGATCACCTGGAATTAATTGTGAAGCATATGCTTTAGAGGCTGATAAATAAGTTGATAATACTGTTTCAACTATAGACAATGCTTTCTCTCTATTAAATGCTTTCTTAGCTGCTGCTTCATTATCTTTATCGTATAGTTGGTTTAATGATTTTAAATCACCAATTAATGATAGGGCTGAATCAACTGCCAATTGAGTTAATTGATCACGATATGCTTTTTGTTTATCTAATGATTGTTGATTTTGAGCATCTTGTTCTGCATCTAATGCTTCATTTTTAGCTTTTTCTAATTCAACAGTATCTAAACCTGCTTGTCTTGCTTGTTCAATTAAATCATCATAATATTGAGCAGTAATTTCTAATTGACGTTGGAATTTTTCTTCCTCCGTTACTGCCTCAGCATTAGCAATTTCTTCTTTTAATGTTTTTAATTTTTCAGCTTTCTCTTTTTCTTTAGCTTCATCCTCATCAGAATACTTGTCACGTACTGCTTGTTTTTCTGATTCAATTACCTCTTGTAATGCTTTAACTGCTTCACTTTCAGCACCATAGTATGTAGTTAATTTAGCTAATCTATCCTCGTAGGATTGGTCTATAGCTAATAATTCTCTATCAATACCTTCTTGCTGTAGTAATTCTTGTTGTTTTTTAACATCCTCATAGATTGCAATTGCTTCTTTTTCTGCATTTGCTCTATCAATAAGTGCTTGTTTTACTGATTCATCAGTTTTAGCTCTACGTTCTAGGTTTTCACGTACTGTTTTCTGTACTGTAACGTTTTGTCCCTCTAAGGCAACTAATTCATCTAATGTTGCCTGGTATGCTGTTTGTGCACGGTTTACATTTGCTGTTGCTTCTGCTACTGCTTCACTTTGATTTTTAACAGCATCAAGTGTTGATTGTAATGCATAACCACCTGGTACTACACTACCCTTAATAAATGACCAAGTTTCTTGATACCAAGTTAAGTTATCCTCTAATGAACTATTTTGTGCCTCTAATTGCTTTTTAAGTGCTTCCTCTAAAATAGATGCTGCAGCTGATGCTTTAGCACGTGCCATAATCAATGGAATAGCTTGTGCTGTTCTCTCGTTTAATAATTGTAACGATTCAGCATTTGATAAGTCAATATCTTCAGTTGCTACACC